CGATTATTGATATTAACCATATATCAATGCCCGCTCTGCTTAATCCTCGCTTGATGCGAGAGATGGCGGAACGTGGTCTTCATAATTTCCGTTGTCGTTGCGCTGTGCGCACTTTTCCGCACAAGTACCCCTCTCATTGTGAGCAAGCTGCTGAAGTCAGCGAGCCCAAGAGTTGGTGGCACTTGCCTTGTCGTGCGAGGTTACCCTCTCGCATGAAATTCTTCGGCCACAACTGCCCTAGTTGTGGTGAACACAGAGCTGTTTCTTCCAAAACAGGCACCGCTCGCGAGAATGCTAAGTATTGGTTCTTCGGAACTTATACTGAGCTCGAGCAACATCGTGTCTGTTTAGACTGCTTTGAGTTACCCGCCGAAGATGGCAGTGACTTGTGTCACCGTTGCGACCCGGATGGTTATGGGACTGCTGTTACCGTCGTTTCTTGCCCGGAGGATTGTGTTCCCCGGAAAAATTTTATACCGTTGGTGGAATGTGATGTGTGTTTGGAGACCACAATAGCTTTTCGCATGTTACCTTGTGGTCATAAGATGTGCACTGTTTGCTTCCGGCAATGGTGCAAGCTTAATCACACTTGTCACATGTGTAGGGCTTTGTTTTACGTGAACACAGACTTCGCTAGACCACCTTCACCAGAATTGCCCGAAGAAGTCGTTGAGAATGTTTCGAACCTTGTTACGGAGAGGCAGTTTCCTAATCCTTTTTCTGGATTGGAATCCTCTACCGTTATCGAATTGGATGAGGAAGATGATATAGCGCTTAGCGCTGAAATTCCCGTCAAACGTGTTAGAGTCCGAGGAGGTAAGAGGAATATTGCTAACAAACCAGGTCTTTGTTACCTGAAAAATGTCCCCAAAAAGAAACGGGAGACAGCTATAGCTACACTGGGAGAACGTCCCCAGATTGGAGCTGTAGACAATTTCTTCAAACAGGAAGGAATTCGTCCTAGAGGCACTCAAATTCGTTTTGTTGGTCAAGGCTCTCATGTTATTCGCAGGAGAGATTGGCCGACTAGCCTACAATGGAGTATTGTAACCACTCATGATAGAGCGCGACAGATTGGCGCTGAAGATTGGGAACATACCGAGATGTGGGATGATGTTCTTGAGACGGCTTTGACTGACTTACTTTCCCCGTTTGATCATTTCCAAGAGATTGAGGAGATTCCAAGTGCAAAACATTGTGAACTTTGTGCAATCCATAACGAAAAGCAACTTGAGGAGTGCATGGCCTTACCAGAGACCCGAATTGGTGGAGCTGGTGATTGTTGGCGCGCGTGTCCCGATTGGTTGCTGCGACCTTTGGCTGCTCAGCTTGAGGAAGAACAGTGGGGCTGTTTTGTAACATTGGCAGGCCGTAAAGTTCGACTACCTAATCACGCGATCAAGAACAAACCTACGATCAAGTGTGATTTTGCTACCTTCGTTCGAGAAGCGTTGCAACATGAGATGAATGTCATCTACCGCGTCAAGCTGGAATTCCAAGCGGACGGTGACTTACACTTCCTTGGACATTCAACTTCACCTCCTGACGAGCCAGGCTGGTTTTCCTTCGAGCAACTGTCGAAATGGACGCCCAATCTCATAGGACCAGACGTTGGGTCCGACTGCCCTCACAAAGCCATTTGCCAATCGGATGCTGAGATCCTTATTGCGATAGCCACGAATCCTGGTATATTGCTGGGGAGACCTGCTGCCCCTTCTTTGGATGATGCTATGAGACAATTCTATTCCCCAGAGATCAGGGGGGCTACTGAGCGCCTTGTGCAACCTCTTATTCGAGATGGCGTGGAAGAAGTCAGTGCCATCTGCCCTTATCAGATTCCTGTGAAGAACCAGCATATGATGGAGGAGCTAGCGATACCTTGGTCGAAATTCAACGTGATACCCCATCCGCATCCTATCCATGCAGCGATCAGACGCCACACTTACAAGCGGGAGTTACCTAAGTTCATAAAATCAGATTGTACTTTTCTGGGCATGAAACCTGAGCATTTTGCGATGGTCAAGTCCGCTGTCGATTCGTTGTACGGTGTCGATCATTACAAGCTCACTTTGGTCAACCCTATTGTGGATTTCAAGGATATTGGTCGATACGCTGGCACCAGTACCGTTCCTGACGGAGTTTGGCATTTACCGAGGATTACCACGCCTATGGTTTTCTGTGATGAGAGTGGTCATTACTTGTCACCAGAGTTTATGATCAAGATGAAGGAGGACAATCCAGAAGTGGTTTGCATAGGGATGTCGAATATCTTCCCTTTGTTGGCGACGGAGTTCAACCAATCACCCAATCCTGATTTTGCAGACTGGAGAGTGCAACAAGGCAAGAACGGACCCGTCTTGATCTATATCCCGGAAGGAGATGAGGGTGGCAAGTATGAACAACCTTTTGATCCTACTATGACTCTGATCAGCTCTGTGACCGATGCTTACGGCAAGGTCACTTGGAACGGTGGGGTCGTGTTCAAGAAAGGTCATTTGCGCTTACAGATGTTCTACAGTTATCACGTGGCCAGACCAGAGTATATAGTGGAACGTGAGTACGCTATGATGCCATTGCCTCGGGTTTTCCGAGGTCAACCAGCCACTTGTCCTATCAGGGTCGATCACTATGTCAAGATGTTTCAGTATGCCAAAGTTCTTCCGAATGACAAGCCTGAAAACCAATGGGGAAAGATGCGTCAGTTCATGACTGATGAACACGTGTACTTCCCTGTAGGGGACCAGGCTTGGCTCATCAAAGTCGTACTCCATGCTGCCAAGATCGTAGCGACCGCTGACCTTCAATCCAAATCTTACGACAGTCTGAAAGGTGAATTGTTCTACAAGACTATCGGACACATCATCAGATTTTCTGATAAGACTTGGAAGACTCGTTACGCGAACCGTAATAGGGCTCTCGTTAACCATAGAGATCCCGTTTACGTCTTCCCCGCCATCAATGCGATCGTCCATGATTGCAAGGTGGGCAGGGGTTACGGCATATCTTGGGAGGTAGGAACTGACCCCGGCGCAAATTTCTGGCACAAGTTCTGCAACTGGATTGATAGTTGGGCGGTCAAACTCGGTTCAAAGGCGATGGACATGTCACCGAAGATTGAAGGAGGTCTGTTACGTTTCCCTTTCCTGGCTAACACCAATTGGAATCGTCGTGTTTGGGGAGTTGAGTTTGTTCAAGCATCACAGACCAAGCATTTCTTGGAAGTCTATGAAAATAGAGTCAAAGACATCGCCACGCCGAAAGGTATTGTGGTTGAGACCCATTTGATGGATTACAAGAACAAAGACCGACCACGTCTTTTGGACAGGAGATTACCCCCGCAGGATTGGCATGTACTCAAGCCATTGCTGGGTAGTCTTGAATCTCTGCCTGAGGAGGATGAGACCGTTGAGACGAGTTCTCTCTACACTGAGACGCCTTTCGCAGACTCCGATGATACTGAGAGTTCCACTAGTTCTGAAGACTTGTCTTCTGGCAATTCCACCGTCGTTGACAGTGAGGCGGATAGTTCAGATGGGAAACCAAAGCTCTTCGATTCTCCTGAACTGAAAGTCCTCAACGTTAGACGTCATTGTAGCACTTGCTTGAGTTACGAGGCTTACGTTGCAATGGGATTGGAGAGATCGGCAACTGCTTATCATGATTATTGTGAGACTAGACATGCGTACAACAGAATCTCGCCGGAGAATGCACAGATGAGGAGGACAATGTTGGGAATCTTGGACAGGAGAGTGTTTACCAATGGATCAGAAAGAGGGCCTGCGATAGGTACTGGAAATGCGCGCGACAGAGGAAGTCGAAAATTGGATGACCAAGAGATACGCAAGCAACGAGAGGAGAGAGCAAAACAAGACGAACAACACCAGCTCGTTAGACCAGCTTACTTGACTAGCACGGTGGCTACAACGCCAGCACACGTACCGCTCAATTATGAAGAGCGCAAAGCTGATTTCGAGAAGCTGTATTCAAAGCGACCATCAATCAACTTCTTTGTGGGAAAAGCAATCCAATCCACTCTGTGGAACAACCGATACCCTACTACCACTTCGCACCGCATCGCTGAAGTGCCTTATCAAGAAGTAGTTGAATTTCCGGTTGTGGAATATCCTGCAGAGGATTGTTTGCTTGTTGCATTAGCTCAGGGTTTAGGCAAGACCACCTCGGAAGTATTTTTCCAGATGTTGTCTTTCTTCCCTCGTAGCGAACTGCACTCGCAGAATTTCTTGGCACACAAAGCTATCTGGCCAGTGGCGTTGCATTACGGAGTCAGAGTGGACGTTGTCGATGATCATGGTCTGATCACGGAGAGTTACGGAGTTCGAGACCCAAATCACAAGGTGCTTCTAAAATGGGACGGAACGCACATTGTTTGCATATCAAAACCACCGGGTTTGGCTATTGTCAAACCATTGACGCCGCCACGACTGGGAACAGCCAGTCAGCAGCGTCTAATTCAAAATCTGGGTAAATGGCCCGCATTGCACTGGGTTGAGTGGCAACCAGAGCGAGAGAGAGCTGCAGAGTACGCACGGGCGCTAGAAGCAGGAACGACGGGACTTTTGTCTCAACCGATCAATATGGATCAACTCAAGGAGTGGTCTGCATCCACCGACGTACCGCCAACGACGAAGAAGTTTATGGCTGTTATCGCTGGTCAACCGGGTTGCAGAAAGTCATCAAGGCTCAAGAGAGAACTCAAACCTTTTCGAATTTTGGGCGACTTCACCGTGATCGAACCGACGAATGCGTTGGCACAGATGTGGCGAGATGGTTTGGATGCTTTGCGGGTTGTGAACGGTAGGAAGATGCCTGGTATGATGGTGACGACTTTTGAAAAAGCCTTAGCCAAGTATGCCGGCGCCAATCTCATCGTTACTGATGAGAATCGCTTCCCAAAGGGCTACATGGCCTTGTTCCACATCTTGAATCCTGACTGCCGTTTCCATATTTTCCTTGGCGATCCTTGGCAGAGCACCTGGCATGAACCGAATTCCGATTGTTTGCTGAATCGCACGGATTTGCTTGGCGAACTTGAATACTATATGAAGTACTGCAAGTATTACCTGGTTGGCACATGGCGACCTACTGCTGCTGCTAATTTCTTTGGTATTCCGACTTTTTCGAAAAAGTGGACGTCAATGCACTTTTCGAACGTCATGCCCATCACAGCTGAGGACATATTCCAGTATTTCCCTAACGTGGCTCCTGATGTGATCATTCGCCTGTGGGAAGAAAGAGGAGAGTTCTATGCCGCACATGTTGGTACTGTTTGGGCTGATCAGCTGAGAGGAGGAGACAACAACACATACGCAGGATCTGTTGGATTGGAATTTCCGTTTTCCATTATCGAAGTTGATGAGGCGGTCTTGCGGATGGCTGATCATCGCCTAATCTACACTGCCATGACCAGATCCCAGCACATTTTGTTCGTGTACAAGTGGCGGAACAATGGAAGGAGTGAGGCTTATGAGGAGGCGAACGCCGTTTTTCGAGAGTTGAGGTACTACCGCGAACGATACGAACCAGGGAAACCAGTTGAGTGGAATCAGCAGCATATGGTGAACATTTTCTCTGTCACCCAGCCGATGCCACCGAGTATGGCCATGGTCCTTAGTGGACCTCCTACTAAGCTGCAGAACTGGGAGCACGTCAAGCATTTCTATCCAGAGGATCTGTTGGAACACTTCATTGATCCCGACGATAATCAGAGATCCGGTGCTCGTTTGCGCTACGACGAGGAGGCTTATCAAGATCGACCTGATTTCTGGTTGCATATAGACGAGACTGAAGAATTTGATGAGGAAGAATGGCAACCCTACGATTTCAAACCACTTGATTACCGTTTGCCTACTCACTTACCAGCCGAAGCACGAGAAATGTTTGAGGAGGATCAAAATGCGCAGATTATGGAACGCTATACTGCGGAATTGTTTGAAACTGAATTTTCAGAACAATTGCCTGACACGCCACAACTACGAAAGGATGCGACGACACTGATGACCAAAATGGCTGACGAGATGATTGGAGCCAATCGAAAAGAGAGATGGGCCGCACTTTTCAGTATGCTGCGAAGCAAACCTTTGGACGAGAATCCTTTGTACGTTTCTCCGAACACCAAGAATTGGGGTTTGGACCAGAAAGCAAGCGACCGAGCTTCCTTCCTTGCGGCAGTCAAACAGCGAATTCGTTATTCTACCGTTGAGGGCAACTACGCTCAATTTCACGAGCAACGAGCATTCGGAGAGCTGTGCTGGGGAGCGTTTATGCGTTACATGGGTTGGACAGTGCCTGTACCTTGGGATGAATTGAAGTATCAGAAATCCATCGAAGCTTTCCAATTTCGAAGAGGGGATCGTAGCGTTGCTTTGAAGAAGATGAGCCTCAACCGAGCCGATCAAGATTTCCCGCTGACCATCACCGCGAAGACTCAATGGAAGGCGAAAGATCGCGGTTTCAGTGTAGCGAAACCTTTGCAACCAGTCGTCATTCATGCAGATGAGTACACATTCAAACATGGACCGTTCGGTATCTACCTTCTCGACAAACTCATGGCCAACACACCTCATTACTGGTATTTCCAAGCCAAAAGGACGCCGGAAGAGTTTGGAGAATGGGTTTCTCAACATTTTCCGATCGACGCAAGTTATCAAATGAATGATCAAAAGGGTCAAGACCAAGCCGTTCAAGGCTGGGCTGTTTACTTCTTCATGCAATTGATGCGCTGGTTCAGTTTCCCAGAGTACATGATCGAGGAGTTTCAACGTGACAAAATGAGCAAACAGATCGGCCACAAGATTTTGGCAATCATGACGGATTCCGGTGAGATTTGGACCTATCTTATCAATTCACTGTCCTCAGCTGCCCGAGAGTGTGCTATGTATGATCTTCCTGCCGGCTTACCGATGGCAAATGGAGGTGATGACATCTTAAGAGCCACTTATGGCGGACTTTCTCAAGATTACATCAAAGTTCGTCATCTCGATCCTTCAATCGACAAGCGTTACGTTTCAGATAGGGGAGATTTCACTTCTTTCATTGTGAAGCGTGGTCAATTGTTCAAAGACCCTATTATCCTCTGTAAACGATTTTTGAAGAAAATTGCGAACGGAGAGGGTGAGATAGCCATTGATGGTTATTTCCACCTATGGGCTTTCAACTACGCCAAGACTGACCTGATAGCCGAATTGTTGGATGAAGATGAAGTCGCTGCTCATCAAGTGATGACTCGCATTATGTTCAACTTGAAAAAGGAGGGAATCAAGACTCACGTGGACTGGTCGTTGTTGAAGTTGGACGGTGAGGTGAAAGACGAGAACAATGCTGCTATGTTTTATGAGGATGCAACGAAGATTGAGGAGTATTTTGAAAACGCAGGAAACGCGCTTTCAAATGTTGCGGGAAGTGAACAAGTCAGAAATGATTATCGTGAGGCTTTGTCTATTACCGCCATGATGGCGTACTAGACGTACTGCTTTGCGATTCTATCAAATTATGGCTGTTCAACTTTCTGGTACCGCGAGTGTTACGAATTCTGCACCGAACCCTGTTATCCAACAAGCGACTCACAATTTCACTGATTTGGTTTATGTTACTGTCAAAGAAGGCGAATTATACAAGAAGACTTTGGACTCCTGGATGGAAGGTGCATTGTTAGGTTGTGGGACTGTTGAATTAGTCTCTATCAAACTGATCTTTGCTCCGAAAGCCGAAGCTTGTTTCGTCAAAGCCGGATTCTGTGAATCTGGTGCGAATTTGGATATTGATGTTTTATCTATGAAAGAAAATGGAGTAAGTTATACAAGTACTGTGTACAATCTTTCTCGTCAAGTGATTACAATGGTCCCAGAAGACACATTGAGCACTCAGATTAGGCCAATCGCTAGCGACAGACCTATGATTTCCTTTGTTCTTGAAACCAGTGAACATGTTACGTTAAATGTTGAGTTCAAGATTCGTGTTTTGGGAATGAGAACCAGATACCTTTCTTTAAACTAGTAAACTCTGATATAGCGCTCCGCGCTGAAAGTTATAGTGAAGAGGAAGATTCTGGTATTGAAGAATGATTTTTTATTTTGTGTAGTGATGTTGATGAACGTATTACGTTCTAAGTTACTCAAAG